AAGAATAACCATATTTTGATTTATTTGCGTAATTTTTTCATCTTTTTCCCTAATTATTTTTCGTAATTCTTCATAATGAGCTTCATTTACACCATTTTTCTTTTTTTCCTCTTGATACAAATTCCAGTTTTGGTCTCTTTCATTTCTTAGTTTATCTATAACTGATTGAGGAGAAAATGATTTTGCTTCACGAATTATCCTATCTATATCTAAAGTTCCAGGACATTGTGTAGCTTTAAATTCTTTATGTCCTTTTATATGGTCTCTATCTAATGGAATCCTATATTTACGGCATAATTCTTCGACAAATTGGGCTGAAGTTTGATAAGTAGCATCGGTTATAGGTAAATTAGGACTCCCTTCGTGTTCAATACCTATACTTTTTAAGTTAATATCAAATACTCCTGCGTGAAATGCAGTATCTTCGTCTTTAACATACTGGTGAATTTCCCCATCTCCGATTCCGTAGTGGGCTGAAGCGAAACGTTTAGGATCAGCAAAAGTAGCATCAATAGATTCAAGAGTTCCTACAATCCAATGAAGCACTACAAGATTAATATTATTATTCCTTCTTCCTTTCTCGAAATTATTACTATTGGCAGGGATAAATTTTACTTGCATATTATTCTCCCATAATTCTTGCTATTTCTTCCTCGACTGCTTGAGTCAGCATACCAATTTGCTGCATTCTTTGCACATAAGTAGCTCTTTCTTGTTTTGTTTCAAGACTTTTTATTTGATTTAAAATAACTCTTGCTCTTGTTGAAACGCTTGAATTTCTAAGCGCTCTTTCTATTTGCGTTGTTTTTAATGCCTTTTCTTCTGCTAAATCATCCATCGCTTTTTCAATGGACGGTGTTATTACATTTTGATACTTTCGCAGAACTTGTAATCTTCCTTCTTTCGTTGTACTAGCCACAATCTCATCAATTATTTGTTGAGCCAATCGTCTATCTTTTAAAGATAAAGTTCGTTTTTCTTCTTCAAATTTTCTAATTTCCTCAAATTCTTTTCCTACTTGCTCTCCGCCTCTTACTTCGGTAAATCTTCTTCCTATTTCCCCACCTGTTCCACCAAATATATCTCCTGATAGTACACGGCCTACTTGTCTTCCTACCCCGCCTGTTGTAGTTTGAACAATATTTTCAAGCTGCAATGGCGAAACATTGAATAACTGTCCTATTTGTTTGTACAATTCAGGCGTATATTGAGTATACTGTTCAGCAGGTGCTACATCTTGCATATATTCAGGAACAATGGGTTGTCCTCTAAAAAGGCTCTGTCCAGTGGTTGCTTCAATTCCTGCTCTTAAACCAGGAGGCAATATTCTGGATAATGATTTACCCATAGCTTCCCTATTATATGGAAAACCAATAGGTGAAATATCTTCTATAAAAGTTGCGAAAAATTCAGGAACTGAACGCGGATGGTTATTATCAACAAAACGCAAGAAATTCTCTATAGCATTAGCAACAGGGGATATTATTTGTCCTTTTGGAGCCTTGATTGCATAAAGAGGTTTTCTTTCTGCTCTTTCCTGTGGCGTTCTATCTTTATAAATAATTATCCAGTTTAAATCTCTTTCATATTGCGGAATATCGTTATAATCATCAAAAGACCGATTAAGAATATAAAGAAGCATTGCTGGAAAACCTATAAATGTTCCTGCCATTAAAGCTGCTTGTTTAGGATTCTGTTTCCACGCATGGCCTAATCTTTCGGCTCCCTGAATATTAGCGTTCAAAAATGGAATTACTTGATTTAAAATCTTACCAATTGTACCTGCTTTTGAGAAATCAACTGTAACATCTCGCGATTTAATAGCTGCTTCTGTTGGTGTCTCTCCCAATGTAAGTCCTGCTTTATACCTTGCAAGTCGCGTTGCCTGTTCTCCTGTTTCACCCAAGTATCTTATGGCATCAGGAATTGCAGTTGCTACACGTCTATATAAAGGCGGTTTGATTCCAGCTAAACTCTGAACAGTAATTTGCGGTCTTCTAAATAATTGTTCTGTAAGAGTTGCATGGGCGCCGCCTTGTCGCAACCAATCTTGGTATAGGTCATCTCTTTTTGCAGCGCTAGCCAAAGCCATTGGATAGGAAAAAATCAACTCCGCAGTTCCCTTTAATCCCTGTTCAGCTCTAGTTAAAAACATTGCATTTTGTATATCTCTAATAATATTAGTCGGAATAAATGCCATATTTAGTATTGTCGCTCCAGCCCTAAGAATTCTTGCTTGGGGAGTTAAGGTTCTAACAAGAATATTGCTTGCCTCAGCATCAAGATTCTTAATTGCTGCTGCAACTGGTTCTGGCACTAAATATCGGACATTTTGACCATCAACAAAAAGATTTATTGTATTCATACCTTTTGGAATAACATCAGTTTCTTTAAATGGAGTAATCAATTCTTGAAATGCAGAATCAACATTACGAAGATTAATAAGATTTTGCATTGCTTCATTTCTTTCAGTAAGAGCCATTACTTGTCCTGTTTTTCTAACTAATGCTTCTATTGGATCACCTAGTTCTTTCTCACTTCCTATAAGCCTTTTTATAACATCTTGGCTAGCAACATTATAGGATGTTCTTGCAAAACGCCCTTTTTCAAGATTATCTGTAATATGTTCAACTACTTCAAAAGGAACATAAAATTGATTTTTAGCTTTTATATTTTTGTAAGATACGTCATCAATAATCCCTGAATTTCTGAGTCTTTTAAGAAGTGTGTTGCCAAATTGTCTAACTTCTTTTGCCGATTGCTCAAGTTGGTCAAAACCATCTTGCCCATATTTTGCAATCAGTTCTGTCCGTCCGCGAGCCAAATCATCAGTAGATAAAAATGTTTTCTTACCATTGGCAATAAGTTCTTTTGTTCGATCCATAATAAGAAGCGAAGAAAGATCGGGTAAACGAGTCCTATTTCTTTGCAAAACTGGTTGAAGACCTTGTTTTAATTCTATTTCTATTTTTCCATTCAATCCCGCCAAAAGCCTCATTCTTTTATATGGATTTACTTCAACTGGTAAATCTTCCTTTGCTTGTTTTACCAAATCAAATATAGGTGATAGACGATCAAGAAGCTGTGTACGAATATCTGGTGTTATTCTTTTAACTTCACGAGCTTTTTTTCCTGCTTCAAATCCAGTTTGAATTTTCTGAAGAGTTGGAGTTTCAATTTTTGGAACTTCTGGTTTAATTGGCGGAATACCAACTTCTTCTCCAAGTTTTATAAATCCAGCTTCAGCAAGTCGTTTTTGAGCCATAATTTCACGTAAAGCTGGTGGACGTGTTTGTTCAAATATTCCCTCATACGGCGTTCTTAAACTCTCTCTAGTTCTCTGAAATTCAGTTAAAGGTTTTTGTTGCAATGGCACTTGAAACTCAGGAGTTATTCTATCTAAAAGATTTTTCATAACTTTTTTATAAGGGTTACTTTCAGGAACGTTAGCTATAATTTTCCTTGCAACTTCAAAATTACCACGGTTAACTGCTTTATCAAAATCTGCTAAAAAACCTCTACCTGTTTTTCGTTGAATTTCTTTTTGTATTGCTCCAAATGTTTTAGTTGGAAGTTCAACTTTTGCTCCAAAATCAATAAATCCTCGCTGATCTCCGAGTCTCATTTCTTCAGGTCTTAAAATTCCTTCTTGAGGTCGCCATTTTATAAGCCGTTTCATCTGTAAACTGTTCATTGCTGCATTTAAAACATCTTTTCCATATACTCCTTTTACAAACTTAGGAGTATGTCCTTCAGACAACAGTCTTTCTGCTTGAGCTTCTGCTAATATATTAGGTAGTCTAATATCTGGCATTTTCTCAACTTTCTGTCCCAAAAAAGGAAGTTTTATAAATCCTTTTTGCTGACCAAATAAACCACCTATTTTTCGCAAAGACTCTTTAGAAGGTAATTTGAATTCTGCTTGCTGAAATTGTCCAGGGCCAAAAAGTGCTCCTGTCGCAATATCAATAGCAAGACTCTCAGGAGTTAATGGTTTTCTTTGTAAAGCTATATCAACAGGAACACCCTGAAGCACATTAAGAGCGGCTGGCAATCCTCGTCTAACAGCAGTCTGTGAAATAGCTCCCAACCCTCTCTGACTTAAAAATCTTTGGGCAGGCAATGAGACTTTTTGCAATGCTCTCGCCAAGAAAGGATCGGTTCCCCTAACCACGCCATAAATAGCAGGTGCTCTTCCCAAAAATTCAGCAGCCGATTGTTTAGCTTGTTCTATAATCTCAGATGGCTTTTTGCCCTGAAGGGCAGCTATACCACCACCAACCAATCCTCCAAGTACCCCCGATACTCCAGTAAATTTGGCTAAAGCTGCTGGATGTCTTGCTCCTGAAAGTAATCCTAAAGTTGTTGCTGCTGTTCCAACTCCTGCTTCTATAACTTCTCTAGGCGGCCTTATTTCTTCACCAACTACCCTTCTATAATCCTCTATGTTTCTATTTATCTGTTCCTGTGTTGCGGTAACTGATCTTCTTAACCTTTCTCGCTGTTCTGGTGGTACTCTTGATTGTTGAACAACCATCCTATTTATCTGTTCTTGCAAGCGTTTATTAGCATCCTCTGTCCTTCTTCTTGCCAGTTGAATATTAACTCCACCGCCAATTTGTCTTCCAAATGTTTCGATAGGTCTTTTAAAAGTTTCAAAAGCTGTTCTTAATTCTTTAGGACTAGATAAAGTCTGGGCTTGTCTATAAGTCCTTCCTAATTCTGTTTGTCCTAAAAAATTACCTAAAAATCTTTGTGCTGTAGTATGAAATGGCATATTAGTTTAAAACCTCCACGGTTAAAATTTGTGAAATTACAGTATTTCCTGTCGTATTGGCAGATTTTGTCAATGTTACACCAATAACCTGAGAAGCATTTGTAGCAACCGTTGTAGTAGTTGTACTTAACATATCCCATACAAAAGCACTACTCGTTGAATCATCACCAAGTCTAAGAGTCCCCCATCCTTGAATTGTCCCAGAAGCACCTGTTGTTCTACAAGTAAGATATGCCTCAATTTCCCAAAACTCATCAGACATATTAGCAGTCGGGGTTTGTGCGCCTGTGGAAACTACAGTAGTAGAGCCTAATTCGATATGATAATCGTGAGTTGGAGGCGTTGCAGATGAATCTAAATATCCCATTGCTTTTATTCTAATTGTTTTTCCTACTGCAAAGAAATTTGCAGGTAATGTTACTGTTCCAACCCCTGTTCCAACTAAAGTTGTTTCTGAAGCAGTATCTCCTACTGACGCATCTGCGGTTTGGGTAAAAATAACTCCTTGCAATGTCTGTTCTATCCCAGCAATAAAAACTTGAAATCCTTTCTGAGTGCTATCATTCCATATATCTCCACTTCCTGTTGAACCTGCTTTTTGCGCAAGATTTACTTTACCTGTAAGTTTAGCGGCATAATCCGTAGCATCAACTAAAATATTTAAACCAATATAATTATCTGCAACAGTATCAGTTCTGAAATCCGCATAAATGGCTGTATAATCATTTGCAGCAGACACATCGCCTGTCGGAGCTTGAAATGCAATACCAAATATACTACTCACAACAAAACCAGTAGGAACAGAAGGTATTATTAATACTGGTGTATAATTTGATAAACCATCTATATGTACAGAAGGAGTAATTTTTAGCATTACTGCATCCCATTCGGCATCCTCACCAGTATTACCATCTAAAATAAGCTCGCCAGTCATGGTATCCCCAGTTCTTAAAACAAAACCAGCATCTATATCACCTTGTGTTATCTTAGGTTGGTCAATTCCATTATGATAATGCTGTTCTGGTATTTCTTGATCTTTAATTGTTGGTGAATAAACCACCTTTAATTCATCTGCCATAAGTTTAATATAATGCACTTCTTGTGCTAAATACAACTGCTGCCGATAGCAACTCTGGTGATGTAGAGCCAGAAGTTTTTAAATCAGCCCTAAGTTGTATTTCTTTCCAAGTTTTCATAAGCGTAATGGGAAAATACTTCTCTGTATCACCATCTGTATCAGCAGTTCCCAAAGAAGTCCAGCTTGAATTTCTATCCAAACGATAATAAAAATCAAAACTTTCATTTGCTGCTAACTCTTTAAAAGTAAACTTAATACTATCAAGTTCTTTCTTTATATGAGGGTCATCGTCATCAAAGATTAAAGAATGCCAAATAGCAGTTGTATATGTAGCAGTGCCAGATATGCGGTCAATTCCATTTGTCGCAGTAGTATCCTCCCAACCGATATATAGTTCATTTGGCCCCACAGAATGAACAGCGCCAATTTTTAGAGTTGTTCCAGTTTTAGTATTAGTTGAAATAATGTGAGGAATATTTAATGCAGTAGGATAATTCTTGCTAGTCCTGCCGTATGAATATACACCTTGAGTAATTGCTGTTGAATCAGTTTTTCCAGCCGTTCCTATAAATATATCACCTTTATGAGAGGACATAGCTCCTGGAAAAACTTCAAGATAATCATCTCCTGTTAAAAGATTTGTTAATTGACGCAATTTTGTTATATTGCCGTTATATAAGAAAAGATTGCCAACTGAACCTGCTACATAGTATAAATTATTGTCAATAACATACATAGCATTTATTGCTCCATCAGTTATTTCAAGGAAACTACTAACTCCATCATCAGTTCCATTCCAAAACCACAAAAATCCTTTTTCATAATCATAAACATTTGATCCTTTCCAACCGCCCATTGCTAATAAATCACCAATAACTGCCATTGCCCTTATTTTCCAACCAATAGGTAAAGTAAGTTTATTATAGGTAAAAGTAGTATCATCCCATTCAGCCAAAAATCTTCCATTAGCAAAATACAAATTTCCTAAAAACTCAACAATAGGAGCATGATCGTTTTCAGTCTGAACATTTGTTGATTGCCAGCTTTGAGTAAGCGTTGGAGAACCAGATAAAAGGCCATAGCGAGCTATTACTGAGGTTTTCCGCAAATATACATAATCATTCCAAATACGCATTCCTTGTCCTGCTGCCGTAGTTGGAGCTGTCAAAGCAGACCATGAACCAGCACTTTCTTCCCAAAATTTCCCATCATCTCCATATGCATACGTCTTATCATTTACTGCATCGTGCTCAATCCATTTTGGAAGATCAGTAATAGTAGTTGAAGAATCTTTTGTAGTTTTAACTTGTACGCCTAATGCAGAAAGATCAGTTCTTATATCCAAACGATCACCATAATCAAAAGAACCTCGTGGCCCTTCTTTCGGACTTTCAGAAATACCACCCCAAAAACGATCTATTAGCCATACTTTTTTTGTAGCCATAATTAATCATAATAATCTGGATCAAACCATGCTCCATCCCATGCTCTAGGTGTTCCATATCTTCGTATATGAGGTGCTTTAAGAATTTGTGATCTTGTTCTTTGACTATATTTATTAAAAAATTCTCTTTTCCCTTTATCGTAAAGTGCTTGATAATAGGCTGCTTGTTCTGGCTCTTTTTTCATCATCCAATAAGTAGCAACTGGTTGATACCACAACAATGCATGATAATCTTCAGGAATAAGAGGCATCTCACCAATTGTATAAGCAAGACCTGAAGTAGTTGTTCCTTGAAAAGCCTTTTTAAGTGCCATAACTGTTGTTGAAGTGAATCCTGACAATTCATACCACCTTGCATTAAGATTACCCTTAATGAATCTACCTACCATCGCAGCAGTCAATGTAGTACTACTTCCTGTAACTACAGTACTTGAGTTTGTAAGAGTAACTGTTCCAGCCGTGTAATCATCATATTGCATATCAACTACTTTTTTCACATAATAATAAGTTCCATTGTTAGAAGAACCAGCGCTAGTTGGTACTGGATAAATTTGTATCTCATCTCCAGTTATATGATAAAACTCTGGAATATCCGAGGAGTCGGTATCACGATACATCTGGATTCTTTGCCATTGATCGTGCGAAGCAACTTCAGTCAGGGAATAGTGGACATCAGAATCCTCAATAGTTACCGCTACCATCCTGCCGTAATCAAAAGGAAGGTCATATTTATAATCGGAAGCGGCAGTGGTAAAATTGGCAGTTTTCTCAGCAAAGTACCAATCGTGAAGACCTAGAAGTTCTTTGTGAGTATCATTAACGCGGGCTTTGCCAATAGTAGTATTGGTAGCCGTATCATCACCCGTGTGTTGTTCGTATAATTCGTAAAAATTTTGAAATGTTAGTGCCATACATAATTATCGTTTAAATCTTAATAATCTTTTAGCCGCATTTAAAATATTACTATCAAATCCTCCAAACCTACCTTGTCTTTGTGGTTGTCTTTGGTTTTGCTGTTTTTTTGGATAACCACCAAATTGTCTGTGAAAACCTTGTATTCTTTGTATATCTTCTCTTATTGGATTAGCCATATTTATTTACCTTTCTTTTTAAGGAATCGAGCAGCAGCACGTCCCATTTTTAAAGCTCCTCCTACTTTTGATCCCACTAATAAACCAATACCTTTTCCAGCCATTCTTTTTACAAAATCGGCTTGTGATTCATTAGAATATTTTGAAAATTCAGGCATTTCTTGACACCTCCATTCCTTTTTTGCGAGCTTCAGATAAAGCAATCGCTAAGGCTTGCTTTTTATCAGTTATTTTGCGATCTCCACGACCTTCCATTTCACCACTATGAAACTCTCGCATTCTGCGAGCAATAAATCGTTGTGCTGGTTCAGAATATCTAGCCATAATTTCTCACTATTCTTTCTATGCAGGTGTAGTTACAGTAATATTTGCATCTGAACTTAAAGGTCTCCATAAACAGTACCAATCAATTACTCCTGCTGTAAGAGTAGCTCCTGTAATCTTCAAAAGCACATCCAATCCATCATTTATCGCCTGCATAGCAGGAGGTGTGCCCGCACCAACTCTAGTATCGGTTGCATCTACATAAACATCCCCATCAGCATAATTAGCAGCCGTTCCTTGAGCGATAAGAACTGCTGTATTGCCCGTAACCCCAACTTCTATAGTCGGTGCTCCACCAGAGGTAATAGTAGTATCAACTATTCCAAAGACTGATACCAAAACATTACCTGTAACTGTAAAAAGAGTATGAGAACCTACTGCGCCTGTGGTGGCAGCAACAAATGTCCATGTAGATTCTGAAGCAAATGCCTCATTAGAGTTTATTGTCCTTCTATTTGCGTCTATGTCTTGTGAAGCTAATGTATATTGTGACATATTAAGCTCCTTGATCTATCAAGGCTTGTACACCACCTCCTCCTGTTATTCCTGAAAATCTTGTTCCTCCAACTCCATATCTGCTTTGTAGAATACCAGGTGTTTCTTTGACTACTCCAAAAGGACTATATGCGTTGTACAAAGATAAAATAGTGTCAGGATCCATTCCTTGAGCCAGATATTTACCCATAACAGAGTTTAGAGTCATTCTTCTCTCAATATCCCGTGTCATGTTTGCCACCACCTGCATTGTTTGAATATGCTGTCCTTCCTGTTGCTTCAATTGCCCTGCTTGTTGAGCTTGAATTTGGCTCAATTGATACCCTTGATTAACAGCGCCCTCATACTGACGAAGCAATGACTCACGATCTTGAGTAAGTCCGCTTACTTGCTGAGCTATAGAATCGGCAACCACACCAAATTGTGCTCTTGCCGCATCAAGATTTGATTGTAAAGGCCGCAACCCCGCCTCTGTTTCCTGACCATAAATATCAGCCGCCTGTCTTGATAACTGTAAAGCTCTGTTATATCCAACATCTGCTGTTTGGGCAAGCTGACCAGTTTTCAAAAGCTGTTCTCTTATTGGTCTTTCTTCCATTGCTTCTATTCTTCGTCTTGCAGCCTCAGATAACATTCCAGTTTCTTGTCTTCTTTGAATTGCTTCTGTTGGTAAAGTTTCCAATAATCCTTGTTGTCTTAAAATATCAGTTTCAAGCCCTGATAATACTTTTTCCTTTTCAGGTATTCCTAATCTTGCCGATTCTTCGGTATAAATCTCGCCCACTGGTCGTCTTAATGAAAGAAATGATGATAATGCCTGTTCATGGGGTGCAACGATCTCCCCATAACGTCTCATGGTTTCTTCAGCAAATCTTTTATTAGCTTCTTCCTGAGATGGAACGCCAAACTGTTGTGGACTTGGCGGATTAAAAGTAGGAGATGCTGGGAGAACAGCACGAGTAGCTTGTGGAAGCGGTGGTTGAGGAGGTAATTGGCGAGGAGAAGGTGGCGGTATTGGTTGTTGTGCTCTAGCAATAGGCGCAGGTGGCGGAATAAAAGCCTGTCTTGCTTGTTGTCCTATTTGTTGTGCCCCTCCTGCTAATTTTTGCACTCCTCCTATAATAGCTCCAGCAGCCTGTCTTCCAAATTGCTGAACAGGTTGCAGAAATCGTTGTGCTGCTCCTAAAATATTTCCAAACATAAATAAAAGAGAGTCTTACGTTTATTAAACTTTAGACTCTCTACGATGTCAAGCGATTAAATTAAAAGTATTTTTGGCTAAATTTGCGCTTGTCTTAAACTTATATTATGTATCAATTCTTCTTTTGTCATTTTTTCTATATTCTCAATTCCTAGATCCGTTGCGAGCATTGACAATGCTTCTCTTGTCATACTAGGTTGTTCTTTTATTGGTTCTTCAATATTGGAGGGAATTTCAGTTTGCGGTTGAGGTTGATTGCTTTTTACAACCTGAGTTAACTGTTGCACTATTTGCGTCAAATCTTTTACTTGATTCTGTAACTGTTTAACATCTTCAGATTGTTCTTTTGTTATTCCTCCTTCTTCAATTTGATCTTCTGGAACAGGAATTGGAGTATCTATCAAAAAACCAACAGCTTGTTTCATAAGAGATTTACGTATTTCACCAGTTATTGTGAAAGGTTTTCCAAATTCATCCAGTGCTTTTCCCCATGTTTCCATGTCTTTAGGATCACGGCCAACATTTTTTACTTTTTTTATAAGTTCGCGATCAGCCAATTGTTTAGCAAGAAGTATAAGCATATAATGCTTATCAGGATCAAATTCACGTGTTTCACCAGAAGCGAAAATATAGTTTACACCAGCAAAACGCCCTGTAAATTCTTCTTTTGTGAAGTTTGTAAAAGAATATTTCTGTTGCATAGGTTAATATGAATATTGTCTTCTCAATGCTTAGGTCAATTTGAACGGAAATGTGAGCATTAACCTATGACAATAGACCTAAGCATTCAAAAGACAACTATTCTAAAGCTGCTGCTAATATCATTCCAGAACCTTTACATTTAGAACAAAGTGTTTTTTCATCTATTAATCCTCTTTTCCAAGGACAGTCTGGACATCTTACTAAAGTTTGTGGAATTTGAGTTTCAGCTTCGTCAACTGCTTCTTCTGGTAAAGGTTCGTCAACTAAATATTTCTTTTTTCTAGCCATATATTAAATTTTATTTATTTTTATTTTTGTAAAATCTCCAAATGTATTAAATATTCTTCTTCCTAAATCCACAAATCTACTTAATAATTCAGCTTGTTCCAAACTCAATCCACCTGTACCATAATCTGTTATTTGAAAAGTTGCTATATTATCTTCATTAAATTCGCAATCAGCCTTAATTTGTTTATTTGAAACTCCGATAATTTCTATTAAAAGTTTATGGGTATAAGCCATAATTTATTTTTATTTTAAATTAAGTTCTGAATATCTCGCCTGTTTCGGCTGTAGTTGTAGTTTCTCCATAACAGCCAGTTATAAATACTGTCGCAGGAACAAGACCACCTGTACCATCCGATGCAAAGGTTACTTGTGAACCAGTTGGGGAAACGATTGAAGCGAAATAACAATTCGCCATAATACCTACGCTTCCAGTTAAAGAAACATATCTCTTTGTTTCACCAGAGGTTATATTTGGCATGGCACTAAAAGTACAATCTCTTATTACAAGACCATTTATCCCATTCGTACCCGTATAAATATTACAATCAGTGCTGGCAGCTGGCCCCGAAAACTCACAATTTTCAATAACTATATCTTGTGGAATTGTTGATGCTCCATCAGGCAATACAATATCCCCCACATTCTTGTAGAATCTGCAACCAGAAACCAATCCCTGCCATGCTCCGCCATCGCCTGACCATTGGATCGCTCCGCCAGTTTCAGCATCAGTGGAATCAGTCCCTACACAGTTTTTGAAATGACAATTTGCAATAGTCCAACCAAAAGCTGCATTTGTCACCCCACCATCATCATCAAGCAAAATCCCTCCGCCTGTTGCACCTGATCCATTAATACCAAGATTCGCAATTAAACATCCTGGGGCAGCAATAGTAATAATTGCTTGAGTGGTAGTTCCACCAACTTTAAGTTGGGGAAGTCCACCTTGAGTCCTGCCTCTTGAAACTCCAATAATAGATACTTGGGGAATATCAATGGTTAAATTAGTGGTATAGCTAGTTGGGTCAGTATCAGTTTGAGCCATTGTGCGAGCTGCAACATAAATTACATCCCCTGCCGCAATTGTAGAAGGAAAATCGGATAATTTCCCATCAAAATCACTTTCACCAAAAGCATCCTCCCAGCTTTTGCCGCTACCACCTGTTGACTTATCTCCATCTACAAACCAAACATTACCACCTTCAATAGGAGTATTACCATCTATTATATCATCTGGATACCATTTATGTTTAAATGTTCCAACTGGTGAAAAATATTTGCTTGCTCTACCCATATATTTTTAAAAACCCTCACAAAGAGGGCTAATCTTTGCTCATCCTGAAATAGTAACCTTGTCTGCAAGAGACCTCGTCAATGAGCCTTATGGCAAGTTTAAGAAACATGGCTGAACTTCTGCCGATACTCCTAAAATGCCTGCTGTTCCAATTCTTTCAAGTAAAGTCACTGCTTTTGTAACACAACCTGCCGTTGTTGTAGATGGGGAAAGTCCTTCTCCAACTGCTGCCACAGTTATATCTGAAAGAACTCCAAATTGACCCTCAACACCAATCCAGCAATGATCTGAAGCTGCTGCTGCTGTTAGAGCAACTCCAACAGTAATACCAGTTCTGCTTGTTGGACTTTGAATCACTCCATCATAAGGATTTTTTGTAACTGTAACTTTTGAAGAAGTTGTTAAAGCTGTTAAGACGCGCTCAAAAATACCAAATGTGCAAGTACCTGATGCAGCAGTTACATCATGGGATTCAACTGTAAAATTTTGTCCAATTCCAGGAGTTACTGAAACAACCATTGTGCCTTCTACAAATTGGTTTGCAGTTGTTGCAGTACCACCTAATGTAACTTCTATACTCTCAGCATTTGCTGCTGCTGTTGCTTGTACTGCCATATCAGTATAATTAGTACTTCGCGCGGGACTTTGCAAAAGATTTCCTTTAACCAAAGCTGAACCTCCAACTTGTGCATATCTGTATTTTCGGCTAAATGAATCATACCCGATTGCACCTAATGGATGATCTTGACCCGTTTTAGTGTCAAAAGGGTCAATTCCGTATAATACTGGTAAACCTGTTAGTGTAGACATATTTTTATCCTGTAATTCCTGTTAATTGTCCTTGCAATCTAGGATTTGGACTAATAAGTTGTCCACCAATTTTAAAGAATCCTACTTCTGCATCTTGAGCTGTAGGCTCTCTTAATCCTGACCAATAAAATTTAAAAGATGTTGACGGCCCTTTGGCATAAGGCCCTTCAATTGTTGATGAACCAAGATTTACTTGATTCCATCTACTTGATGGCAAAGAATACCAAGCAATTGTCGGTTCATTAAACATAAAAAATGTTTGACTTGCTGATTTTTCGTCTCGAACTACTGGTATTCCCCTAAAGTAAAGCGAATCAAAACCAAGATCCCCACCAAGTGCTTGTTTTGAAGAGACTATTCCATCGTATGTTGATTGTGCATAACCAGTAACATTAATATTCATTTGAACCGTTGGTTGTAAAAGTCCTTCATAAATAGTCCAGACAGCTTCAGACCCAACAGCCAATGTTGGTTTTAGTGTTCCAACTGCACAATCATCAAAAAGAGTTGCTAATTGTGAAACAGTCATAACTCCCCCTGATGCGTTTCTTTGACCATTTAAGGAAGTGTAAGTTGTTCTTGAAACTCCACCATATGTAGCAACATCAGTACCATCATCACTTATATCCAAAACAGAAAGAGGAGCTTTGCCAGCCTGAAGTGTATAAAAAGCATTACCAATTGTATCAGCCATTGATTGTTGCGACCATTCCATTTCGGTTGTTAGAAGTTTAATAATTCCTGCTCTTGTGCTATTAACATCAAGATCAGTTCCTGCTATAACTACTGATTGTGAGAACCAACGAGGTTCAAAAGAAAGTCTAACTCTTGTATTAATTCTACTTGTTGAGAGAGTATCCATTCCATCATACCATTGTCCAGAAGTATTTTTTCTGTAGGCATGAGCAAATTTCATGGTCTCACCATTGTATGATTTTGAATTCATCAAAAGTCTATGAGTTAAAAAATTACCGCCCAATACACCATCTGCTACCTTTGGTGCAAGACTATGAAGTGTTAAAGATTGTATGTAATCATCAAATGTTGCCATATATTATTGCCCTAATCTTTTAAGTTCTCTTTCCAAAATTGCATCAAAACTTGGTTCTTCTAATTTTCTTTGCTGAAAAGTTCTTTGTCTTTCTCCTTGCTCAGTTCCTTTTCTTGCTGAACCTACCTTTGCTTCCTGCGCTTTTTTGATGCCATCTTTTTCTCCTTGTTCCAATCCTTCTTCTTTTGCAGCTAATGTTGTTTGTTGTAATTTATTCCAAAGAGCAACTGATTTCTCTTTATCATTTAGATCATACTCAACTATTAATCTTGCAAAATTTGTTTTATCTTCATCTGTTTTTAAAACACCTACTATTTTTAATTCTTCCAACCAATCAGAAAAATTTTTATCTTCTGCTGCTTGTACTTTTTTGTTTTCTTCATCTATCTGCATAAACTCAGCAGAAATTTCTTGTTTTGCTTGTCTTATGATTGCCTTTGCAATCTCAGCTTGAGAAGGATCAGTAGGTGTCCAACCACCAATGTTTACTACTTTATCAGGTTGCTGTTGAGATGTTGTTAAACGTTCTTCTAATCTATTCAGCCTTTCTTCCCAAGCCTGATTTCCTTCTCCGATCCTTTTTGCAACTTGTCTTTCAATGTACGCCTGAACTTGAGGATCTTCGTGAAAAGGAACTTTTAGTTCTTCTTCTTTTTTCTCCTCAATTTTAGGCTCTAAATCTTGTCCCAATTTTTCATCTAATTGTTCATCTGGGACTGGATTTACTGTTGGGTCTATTGCCATATTTTTGCACCTGCTTTTGACAGTCTGGTGGGGACTGAATGGCGTATATAAAAAATTAAGGTGCGTTTCCTAGCAAAGCTAGGCGCTCACACCTTTCCGCTTAATGTAAATATATAGAGTAGGAAATATAATATGAAGGGGTTGACAAATTAAACAGTATATCCTGCTTCAATATAATTATTCAATGCGTCTATTGGTGGAACTCCCGTAGTATATTCTATATGTAATTTAGCAGCATTAGCTTGAACTCCATCGTAAGAATCTGAAATAATATATCTACCAGCAGGACTCGCATTATTAAGATGCAAACAAGCCATTACGCCACTGCTATAGGTATATGTGTCTATTAATTCTTGAATAATAGACACGATGCTAGGTGAATTATTAAATGCACCTTGAGTTTCGGGAGCGCCAGAATTTATATCCCACGTTGTACTAGCTGTAGTTTTAGTACGAGCTGGCACCCAAGTAGCACCATCAAACTGAGCAGGAGATGATACATCTTCAAAATAAATAATGGTTTTTATAGTTCCACTAGAATCAATAAAATCAAGATATAAACTTATATAGGCAACATCAATAGTAGAATTATCCTCTATTGTTATCCCTGTCCAACGGTATCCAGAATCATAAATATTCCCGCCAGCTTCCCCAACAAAAAGGTCTACGGCGGTAGGATTATTGCTCTCTGTAGCATTCTTTACATATGTATCATCTAAACTTGCTCCAACTTGAAAATTTAAAGTTGGATCAATAGTTATAGGAAAATTCATACCAGTGAAATTAAAACCTAAAGTCAATATTCCTTTGCTATAAGATATATCAAGTTTTCGTATGATTGGTATATTTCTTGTTCCAGTTGGTGTATCCCAATATTCTAAATTTCCAATATATTTTAAAAAACTTATATTACTTATAGTAATTGGAAAACTTAAACTATCAAAAGAAACTGGTTTTTTAATAACTGCAAGAAATTTTACCCCATCATTCCCAAGTATTATGTTTACATTAAAGTTGGGATTTGTCCAGACAAGTTTATTTCCATCCCAAATACCTGTTTTATTATTCAAGAATGAAGGAATTGCAAATTCTAAATAGTCTGGTTTATTTCTGTCTGGATAAAAACGTCTTGCTCCTTTATCTGAAATATATAACTTATAAGGTGCTTCATCTACTAAATAATCAAATCCAACCTGATCTGATATCTTTTTAGAAAGATTAATGTCCTTCCATTTATCTTGACTGTTTTTATAGTGAATTGAATTTATTGAACTATCTAAAACAAATTTTTTTCTTCCATCAGATAAAGTTTCTAACAAGTATGTTTTGCTTGTTCTTGTTCTTTTGTCTAATAATTCCATCATTTTCTTTAATTTATTTTTCTTACTCATTAACTTTTAAATTTTTATTAAAAATTAAGTGAAATAAGTATAGCGAACCCCTTCGCCATTTACTGTAGCATCTATATAAATATCAGCCAAATTATCAATTTGTAGAACAACTACATCGCCTACTGTTAACCCTAAGCCTGTACCTGTTGCTACGGTTGCATCAACTCCACTTGCTCCAATAGCAATTAATCCCGTATTATCAGTTTGTGCTTGAATTATAACTTTTTTACAAGCTGTTGAAGTTGCCAAAGCCTCATCAGTTCCTGCTGTAGTTACTGTTTTAACACCATGTCCAATTCCAGTTATTACATGATCCGCCTTTGACCATAATGCCCCTTGAGAATCAACTCTTATGCCTATCGCATCCCCTTCAACAGGTGTCAACGTAGATAAAGCATCATCTCTAATTGCAATTGCCAAAGTTCCCGTAGGAGTTGCGCCTAAAGCCGCATCTACGGCATACTGTGTTCCTCCGCCAAAACTGGTAATCTGAGTCCCATCAGCATCTACTATTGCAACTACTGCGGGATTTGAATTAGTAAGATCAAGCTGATCCAGAATACCTACATCTCCATAAATGCTTATATCATCTGTTGCGGCATCTATATTTCTTATATCAAGATCACTTGCTGAAACTACAACATCATTGTTTACTCCAAGATTAACCAAAAGACCATCTGTTGAGCTTCCTTGTGCCCTATCCCAAGTCGTACCATCAAACCAATGTGGATATGCACCAACTGAGGTTATAGTCGGATTTGTCGTATTATCAGCAAGAAGTGCTGCTGCTGGAAGTTCTGAATCTACAGATAGTGATACGGTATCTGAAAGAATAAGCCGACCATTAATATCAACAGCCAAAGCAGTACCATCTTCATCGTTAAGCGTTAAAGGTGTTGAATTATATACTCCTGGTAATCCATAAACTGTAAATTTAGCCATTAATTCCTTTCTTTTTCACAAAATAAACATGGTTTACGAGGATTTGATCCAATAAGATGTTGTTCGAAGTGTCTCTTTTTTTCTCGATATTTATTTGTTAATCTATAACCTGTAAAAATAGTATGTATTCTTTGTCTAGTTACACCAAAAAGAAGACCAATTTCCTCAAACGTTAATCCTTTTCCGCGTTGTAATTGGACTTGGTTATATGTTGGCATTATGCTTTACTCTTAAAGTATTGTATTTGAGCAAGCCTTCTTTTTGCAGCCGCAAGAGTAGAAGATTTACCAAGATTTTTTCCAGTTGTATGAGAAACCACTTTATATCCACCTCCACTTTTAACTATCATATTACTACGCCTCCCTGTGGCGCAACATTTTGTCCTTCAACTGACGAACCCTGCTGTAACATTTGTCGTTCAGCCAAAACATGTTTTGCATAATTAGTTTGTACTATTTCTGGAAGTTGTAAAAACTGTTCAGATGCTAAAAATTGAAACTCAGCAGTCAAATGAGCCTGATATTGTGAGGGGTCAATTCCTTCAAATGGTGCAACTTCTCCACCTTGTAAAAATACTCCTGTATGTTGTGTGCCAAATTGCTGTTGCATTGGCTGTTGAGGTTGTTCTTGAAGGGATTCTTGAGGAATCTGTCCTTCCATTGATTGTCCCATTGGAGCAATAGGCGCAACAGCTTGACCATTTGGTAATTGTTGACTTTGTTGTTCTCGATCTTTTTGTATTTCAACAGCCAAATCAGGATATAACTTTTCAGGAGCTACCTTTTGTAAATAAATATTTTTTGCCATTTCCATTGGATTAGGAAAATCCATACGCTTAAATAAATCAAGATCAGAAATTTTCTGCATCTTTGCTAAATCTAATGCTTCTTGACGCTGTGAAATCTTATCAGTTGGCAATGTTGATCCAGATTTAACAATCAATTTAATTCCACGCTTATTATAATCTTTTATTTCCTTTTCAAGTTCTGTTCCTTTATTTTCTCCAAGTACTTTTGCATAATGTTCTTTCTTATATTTAACCATCATCATTTGAATTTCCCAATTATAAATCTGAGAAGAAACACGTTCAATTCCTCTAACTATTGCATCAATTCTTCCATAATCAGATTCTTTTGATAGAATATCTTGTCCTAAAGTCGGTTGTTTTGATTTCTCCCCTCGTGTAGTTGAATGAGTCCCTATAACATTATCAGCAGAATTTTCAAGATGTATTAAATCATCTAAGACATGAGAAGCTAATTGTTTAGGTGGTACTCTATATATAGCACGAGTCGGATCACCACCCTTAACACTCAATTTATCATCTGGTGCTCCTGTATATTTATATAATTCATCTCTATCTATTAACTCTTGAGCACCAACTAAAATTCCTTGATCTCTGCTGGTATCAGTTATAATTCGTTGAATAAGATTTATTCCATCCTGCAAAGATATACCTTGTGAAATTGGCGTAGTGTCATCCCAAATATACCGTCCCAAATTCTGAGAATTTAAAAACATAAAAGGTTTATGGGGAAAATCAAAATGATTAGCTTCTTTATCAAATGTCTTATCTTCTTTCCATACCAAATAAGGATTTAATTTTTTCTGTAAAATAACATCCCGCATTTTCCAAATAACATTACTCCCATCCTCATTCCAATATTCATAAAATCCAATTGGCGTTGAACCATATTCTTGAAGATTTACAGAAGTACCTGGAAAAATATTGGCAAGAATATCATCTTCCTTATCAGGAAACATTTTAATTAAATCTTTAAGTGATTTTTCAAGATATTGAGCAACCCACACATCGTTATTATAATGTCCGTCTGTACCAATAATAATTTTATGAGGATGGACAAATTCAATTATAAAATCATCCAAATCTTCACCCCAAATAATCTTTCCTATTCCTATTTTATATAAAAGAAGATGCCTTGATAGCATTTCATATAATGCTTGTTGCGGATAATCTTCATCGTTATATTTATCAAGAAGAACTTTTTGGAGTTTATCTACAAAAGGCTTTGATTGCTCATCATCATCTTCTCCATCAAGAATACTAATTACAGGCTCAGCAGGACGAGATGTAATAATCGGTACCATTGTCTCAACCGACATATAAATTCTGTTTTGAACTATTTTTGAATTATGCCAACGTAAATTTAAACCTTCTAATTGATCTTTTGCCCAATAGCGTTCGTTTCTTTTTCCTTCTTTTCTAAAATTTTCATATTCCTTACTTACCGATTCTATTTTTTTATCAATCATTTTGACAAGTTCTTGATCCGAGGCATCAATAGTATAATAATCGCGGATTTCTCCTACGCCTTCTTTGTGTTCATCAAGTGGAGAATAAACGTGGGTAGGCATAACAATTTATATTCATTTCCATTCACTTACAATATATTACTTAAAAATCTAAAAGTCAATATCTAAACTGATCTCCAATCACGATTAGCATTAGGATTCCATTTTTCTACAATAAATCCTTCAGCTTTTTTGGGTAGGAATCTTTTATTCTCAGGTTTTAATCTTGGTGCCCATTCTGCTGGTGTTGGATATTCAGAAAGCATTTGATAAGCAATTGCTCCTGCCATAATTAAATCTGAAAACGTACCACTTTCAGGACGAGGTTCGTTAGAACGTTCATTGATAACAAAAGTAAGCATTTCAGACACAAATATTTTATCATAAATTTTTAATTCTTTATTACGAATAACCATTGCCAAAGTATCCAACATCAAACGCCTATTAGCAGAGGTAGTAGTCCAACCTATTCTTTCTTCTATTTTTTGCGTAATTCGATCAAATGTTTTTTGTCTATATAGTTTGTCGAGAGGATAACCAAGATCTCTAAGTTTTTCAATAGTTGCTTGACCAATATTGCGTTCAACAGCGAGTAAAGGAAATTCACCAGTTTTTTTCTTGATATAGAATCCAAGATTATTAAGTTCATATCCAAATTGAGGAGATTCTACTTTTGAATGATAAATAATTGGTATATCTAAATATTTTCTTGAAATAATAACTGCTGCGGCATAGGAAACACCTTCACCTGGATCTGCACCTGCAACTGTTTCCTCATTTCCTTCCAACAGGCGGTAAATTTTTACCATCTTTCTTACCTTTCCAATAACAATCACAATCTTTTCCTATTCCACTATTACATTGAAGATTATGTCCTTGTTCATCAGTTTCAATTTTTGGTTTTTCTTTTTTAGGAGTAAGTTTTAAAGAAATAGAACTTAATAATCCAACTCTTGAACACCTTTGATTTATACAGATATATTTACCTTTAAGGGTATTATCTTCTTGCATTGGTTTTTCACAGGCGAAACATAAACTAATAGCAATTTCTCTCATAATGAATTGTAATTAAAATGTGTTGTTAATATCTCACAACCTGTACTTGTAACTTTAACCATAGCCTCTATCATAGCAGATTTCTTACCATCTCTGGTTCTAACAGTCCAACCATCTGAATCTCTTTTACCAATCTGATCTTTATACGTTAAATATGGTTCAATACAAACAATTTGTCCCTCATAGAAAGAAGGAATATTATCCCATGCTTTATATAAATATTTCTTTTTCCCCTTTTTATCAATAGTTATAATTTCTTCTTTTCCAATATCAAAATTTAGAATAAGTGGTTCTTCATGCATTTGTTTACCAATTCCATGTCCATGCAAAATTCTATTTACTACATATCCTCTAAAATTTACAAATTTCTCAATTGTCCTTCCTACTTCATTAATCTTAACATTTGGTTTGATTACTTTCAATCCTTCATATAATGCCATTTTTGTATATCTTAACAAACGCTGATCTCTATTTGATATATTGCCAATAGGAATAGTTATACCTGCATCTCCAGCCATATTATCCACAATTATTCCACAATCAATTGTTAATAAGTCTCCATCTTTAAGAAAATAATTATAAGGTGGAGAATGAGCAATTATATCATTTACTCCTAAACAAATAACAGATGGAAATGGATTCTTTGTCCAAGAAGGCTTGTATCCTTTATTAGCACTCTTTACATTTCTAAGTGTCATTGCGATTTCGGCAGTTTTTTCAAGTTCCAAAAGATTAACTCCTACTTTTGCTTTATCAATAATTGTTTTGATAATTTCTGAAGTAACTTCTGCTGGTATCATTTCAAATCATTTCTCCATACATATTCAAATTTCCTTGTTGCATCGGTTCTTTCTGTAAATTCTGCAAATACTTAATTCCAGCAGTATCAAAAAACTTAGAACCTGATGACATATATGCTTCTTCTCTGGTATTTGGATATTCTTGTAGGAACATTTCTTTTGTCGTAAATCCTTTTTCTTTTTCAGTTAACCAATTAGGAGAATAATGTTCTAATGCTGAATAAAATACTGACCGAAAAGAAGAATTACCTTGATGAGCTCTAGTTTCCAATTTCTGATAATAATTTCCATAACCATTAGCTGTTGATTCAATAAATATTCTTCCTATTCCTTGATCTACCATTTGCGATGCGCCTTCTATTGTTTCTTTGGCTGTTAAAATATCTGTATCAGGAAAATGTGCAGCCTCCGAAAAATGAAGATTTTGAATAGATTCAACCCGAAAAGCAGTTTTACTTCCAGCAGTACTAATCCAAAATCTTGCACCATTTATTTTATTTACTAACTCATTGGAATTTGATGTATCGCAAATATCATCAATTGTTTTTCTATATTTAGAAAGAGCAGAATTTATAAAAAACTTTGCTCTTTCAAAAAGCATTCTTGTTTCTTCTCTATTCTTAGAAATACACATAGAAGCAATGGGATAATCTTCAATAAGAAAATCAGTTGCAAACATAGCAAGGATAAGAGAACTAAAACCTTCCTTACGAGCCTTGAGAATGATATCACGAACGCCTGATAGTGGTTTACCATAATGATTGATGATATCTATAAAATACTTATCTTGAACTGACCATAAAATAAAAGGTACTATTTGTCCTTCTTTATTTTTGATAGAAAAGTTGCTTTCTATAAATTTTATATAATTGATCGCCATTATGATAAGTTAAATCTCGCAAATTCTCCAAGAGATAAATTTATACTTCTACCACTCATAATCTTTCTTCGGCAATATCCCGATCAGAATATTACTTGGTTTATTATCAGGTTGGAAAATTCCAAAATCCTTTTTTGTTTCTTTCAAATACTCAAGTCTGACCTTAGCATCCTCATCTACTAAACCCTTAGTCTGCACCCTAGCCATAAGATCATTACTAATGCCCGCCTTACGCAACTCCTCACGATACTTCTCGATTAAAGTTTGAAAGCCAGCTCGATCTGTGAGATTTTGTTTCGGTTTTAGTGAAGATGAATGAGAATAACCACCTTCAATCATAGCTTCTTGCAAGGTCTTTCCACCACTTCGTATAGCCTCGAATGTTTTCTCTTGATTAGGTGTAGGTCTTACTTTATTTTTTGCCATTTATCCTCCTTACCTACAAAGTTTTCATAGCGTTTTCGTATAACATCACAGTATTTCTCGTCAATTTCCATCATGTAGCAGGTTCTATTTGTTTGTTCACAAGCAATAAGAGTAGATCCTGAGCCACCGAAGAGGTCAAGGACTATGTCGTTATCTTTAGCAAATTGCTTTATAAACCAGTTAATCAATTCTCTTGGTTTTTGAGTAGGGTGTATTCTACTCTTGGTGTCTTCTTGAGACAAACCAAAAAAACCCTTCCAAACATAGCTAATCACATTTCGCTTATGCTTCTGTTTTGACCAACACATCTCGAAATTAGAACCGAACATTTTATCGTAGGTGGAGTTAGGACTAACTCCACCGCCAGTCTTATCCCATACAAACCAAGAACCATCCTTACCAAAGTTAGGTAGTGTCTCCACATAGTAATCCCCACCCCACCAAAATTGCTCCTTGATATCATCAAGAAAATCAAACCACTTATAATCAAATGGCTTATCATCCCCGATGACTTTGTCATATTTATTACCCCGTGCTATACCAACCATACCTGAATAGTCTGTATCCAAATCCATCCCATACGGCGGATCAGTAAACACCATATCTGCCTTCTTCCCATCCATTAGCTTTTCCACATCCTCTATCTTTGTTGCATCCCCACAAAAAAGATAGTGACGACCAAGCTGGTATCGTTCCCCCAACTTACTTATTGCGGGCTCACTAGATACCTCTGGTGCTTCGTCCTCCACCGTATCAGGTCTAAATTGATTTAATAAATCCGTTAATGTAATAGTCTTACCTAAATCCACTTTGTAATTATCTAAGTTAATATCAATACCAAAATTAGTAATAAGTTCTGCCAAATCCTGTTCAATATAATACCCCGCCCTATCATTATCCGATAGAGCTATTTTTATTTTATCAGCCTCAGTCTTAGGCTCAACAATTGATACCCATATATCACTAATACCCAACTCTTGATATGCACGCAGCCGCATATTACCCCCTAACACCTCGCCATCGGATGTAATAATAAGAGGCTTATACTGGCCTAATTCTTTTATTTGATTTCTTAAACGTTCGAAGTCTTCTTTTTTAATAGCACGAGGATTTTTATTCCAATTATGTAGAGTTTTTATATTTCTAATTTCGTTTTTCATCCTTTATTCTATATCTATCTACTTGTGTACCCACTTCTGCTTGCTTATACGGATTGCCATACGCATCATCAAAAAGCTCGCTTACTTCTCCCTTTTCATCTTTCGGTTGCAGTAAATCTTTTGCATATTCTCGTCTATCAAAATCTCTTATAGATTCTGCTTCAATGCTATAACCACTCCATATTTTTCCTGCTCTTGGCAATTCTTCTTCTAAATTGCAAACACTGCATTTACGTTTATAATATTCGCTAGTTACTGCGATAGTAACCATATTAGAAAAAATAGTGAGATCGTGGCTGCAACTAACCATAAAGTTTTAATTTCAATCATGGTTTTGGTGATTTAATATCTTTTGGCATTTGTATATCTGTCTTCGGCGGATGAACGAGTCCTTCTTGAAAAACTTTCTCATCTCGCATTCTTTGTTCGTCTTGTGGTGTTGGAGATCCTAACCATTTTGTCCACTCACTATCTGAAATTTCCTGCCTCGATATTTCCATTCTTTCTTCAGGAGTTAATTGTTCCCATTTGACAACACTTTCCTTAATACCTTTTTGTTTTATCCATTCTTTTTCATATAGTTTTTTAATTAACGTTACGCCATACAACCAAACAAATAAAATATAAGGTAAGAAAAGACCAATAAAAATAAAAGCAATAGCAATTATTTGTTCCATATATTAGAATATAATTCTTTCTTTATTTTGTGCCATTCACGGCTTATTCCAGACTTCAATAGCTTTTATAATTTCTTTAGCGGATTTATTTCCAATTCTTTTTATTTTCAAAAGGCTTTCTTTTTGCATAAAAGATAAAAGATCTTCTACAGTTTTAATATTTGCTTTCTTTAAAGCACTTTCGGTAAATATATGTAATTTTAATTCTTCAATTAAACCTTTAGTTTTTTTTAATTCTTCTACTGGTTTTTTTTCAGATGTCCAATCTGAATCTTTTTGATTTAAAAGACCAAGTTTTAAAAATTCTTTGTCTAAATTACTAGAAAAAGTATTAGTAAAATGATCTATATAGGAAGAAGAACGAATACCAATAGCAAAAAGAGCACCTAATGCCGATTTATAAACTGCTCTTATTATTTGCTCTCCCTTTTTTATATCATTCATTTTGTTCTTTTTTTTCACGCTCAGATGGTTTATCCACAACAAGAGCTTCAGTCGTTAAAATCATTGAAGCAACACTTGCCGCGTTTTGAATTGCTGAAATAGTAACTTTAACTGGATCAATAATACCTGCTTCTTTCATATTAACATATTTTTCATTAACAACATCATATCCTATTCCTTCTTTTCTCATTAAAATTTCATTTATTACAACTTCTCCATTTATTCCAGCGTTTTCTGCTAAAAGTTTAAGAGGTTTTGATAATGCTTTTTTTACAATATCAATACCCAAAACTTCATCCTTCAACATATCAAGTTCTACTTCAATTTTAGGTATTGCGTTAAACAATGCAAGACCACCACCTTCCACAATTCCATCTTCAACCGCAGCTTTAGTCGCACCTATTGCATCTTTTACTCTTTCTAATTTCTCTCTATTTTCCGTATCAGATGCTGTACCGACTTTAATTACAGCAACTCCTGATGTAAGTTTTGCCAATCTTTCTTTATATTTTTCTTTTAAATATTCGTGTTCTTGTTGATTTAATTGTTCTTCAATTTGTTTTGCACGATCTTTCACTTTTTCCTTATCACCTTTCCCACCAATAATAACTGTCGATTCCTTAGTTGCTAAAACCGATTCAGCTTGACCTAATTCCTCTATTTTTGTATCTTCAACTTTTTTCCCCATTTCCTTACTGATAAATACTCCATTAGTTAAAATAGCAATATCTTCAAGTCCATCTCTTTTATGTTCTCCGAGCGAAGGTGCTGGAACTGGCAAAACGTTCAAAACTCCGCGTTCAAAATTCTCTGCTAATATTGTCATTGCCTGACGTTCTATACCATCTGAAATAATAAGTAAATTTTTAAGTCCTGCTTCTAAAAAGTGAGTTAAAAAAGGTAAGATTTCACGAGGAGAAGTAATCGAATGATCTGTAATCAAAATATATGGTTTGTCAACTTTTGCTTCCAACCGAATATTTAATTTTCCATCTAAAATTCTAAGAACAAATACAGGATGTATCCAACCTTTATCCCATTCCATTCCATCCTTATATTCAGTTACAAAACCTAATTCCGATCCCTTTTCAACAGTTACAACTCCATATTTACCAACCTTTTTAAGAGCTTGTGCTACAACACCTCCTATCTCTTTATCAGCCGCAGAAACAGTAGCAATCTGAATCATTCTATCAATTGAATCTTTAATTGGTTCAGATGTTTCTTTTAAGTATTTAACAACTTGTTTTACTGCTTTTTCAATTCCTTTAATAAGAAGCATTGGATTTGCTCCTGCAATTACGTGACTGTTTCCTTCTTTTAATATTTCATATGCTAAAATCGTAGCTGTAGTAGTACCATCACCTGAAGAATCATTGGTTTTTCGTGCTGCTTCTCGTATCAGCATTACACCAATGTCTTCTTTTGGATCATCAAGTTTTACTTCATTTGCTACTGTTATTCCATCATGTACCACAATTGCTCCACCATATTTTGAAGATAAGGCTACATTTCGACCACGAGGCCCCAATGTTGTCCCAACAACTTGAGATATTATTCTTGACCCTTCCATTAATAAAGTTCGAGCTTCCTGCCCAAATAATATATCTTTTGAAATTATTGCCAAAATTTACCTCCTTAATTGAATTGCGAGAACACTATCAAATGGTATCAAAGCAGTTTTTTCTTCTTCGCCATAATTTTCGAGTTCATGTGCAGTATGTCTTTTAAAAAAAATAATATCTCCTCTTTTTAGATAATGCAAACTTTTTGAATTACCATCTTTGTCTTCTAAGATAAATTCTGGAGGATTTGAAACTACACCATCTTCTAATACTTTTGAACCGCCAATCTCAAGAACTTTTGCAGACATTGAATCTTCGTCATTAGAAACATATAAACCAGATTTAGTTTTAGAGTCGGATTCTACAATTTGAATATAAATTAAACCTCTTGAAGGTAGAATCATATTAGTTTAAATTCTTTTTTTCTGTTTCTTTTTTAATCATCTTTTCAATGATTTTTATAGAAATTATTATTTTTTTTAGATTTTCTTTATTCATTGTTAATTGATCTATCATATTAGGACTTAATGTAACTTCTATTAATTGCCTTTCTTCTAATACTTCAATATTTATTTCTGCGTTTATTTGTTGTAATAAAACATCATTATATATTCTAATCAAACATTGCTCACGAGTTAATTTATTAATATCCACAAACAAAATAACTATATCATTTTCTAATTTAAAAAGTCAAATTTTGATTCTTCTTAAATATTTTCTTCAGTCTTTTTATATCTCTTTCCGTCAATCTATATTGACCTAATATTTTCCTAAACTTAAATAACTTTAATATTATTCTTAAATTTTCCACCCTTATATTTAATTCCTCAGCTATTTCCTCAGCTGTAAAAGTAAATTTTACTTCAGACGGTATTATTCTTATCACAAACTTTTAATCACATCTTCCAAACTATAAGCCACAATCGTTTGAGCTCCATGATCTTCAATTAATTTAAGCATTTGATCTTGATAAAATGTTACCTTATTATATCCTGCTTTAACTTCAATAAATATACTTTTGCCTTTTTTAAGAGCATAAAGATCAGGAGTACCAGCAGGCGCAAGCCTTACCATTTTATCCTTATTAGTTCTTATCATTCCGCTATTAAGCCTTAATACAAACCAGCCCTTACGCGCAAGATATTCCCTAATTAAATTTTGTAATTCGTGTTCACTAAGCTTCATTTTCTATATAGTTGAAGTGAATACGCCTGATCTATTTTAATCTTCATAATCTCCCCTCAAAACGCTGGCCTTGGTATTTGGATTTTATTTTCTTTTTATACTTATTTTTCAGGCCATCCCCATTACAATCACAACATGGACAAAAATGATCCGACTTGCTCTGTTTTTTTTGACATTCATATCCTCTATAAAAAGAACAACCCATAAAATGAACCTTCACTGACTTACCACTGCCATCTGAGCAAATCATTTGACACTGAACGCTATTTACTAAATCTTCTTTAGCTTTTTCTATAATATCTGTTTTTTTCATCCTACCTATAGTCCTTTCTCACCTCTAAATATGCTCTTTCCGTCCCATGTACAATTTGGACATTCTTGGCGGTGGAGTTTTTCCCAACCTTTCTTGGTATGTGGATGATCTTTCAGTTTAGCTTTAACTTTTTTTAAGAGTTTTAACCTTAATTTAATTTCGTCTTTCGGCTTATCTTTTTTAATATAAGCAATCCTGTTTTTTAAAGGTTCGGTTAAAGGTTCTGCTAATTGTTGATGGTGGATGTGCCAATACATTTGAACGCCATCTGTTCCCCGAAGATCTGCTTCCTGAAGGTTTGTTACCCAAAGGTTTGCTCCCCGAAGGTCTGCTTCCCGAAGGTTTGCTCCCTGAAGGTTTGCTCTCCAAAGGTTTGCTCCCCGAAGGTCTGCTCTCCAAAGGTTTGCTCCCCGAAGGTCTGCTCTCCAAAGGTTTGCTCCCCGAAGGTCTGCTTCCCGAAGGTTTGCTCCCCGAAGGTTTGCTCCCTGAAGGTCTGCTCCCTGAAGGTCTGCTTCCCGAAGGTTTGCTCCCTGAAGGTCTGCTTCCCGAAGGTTTGCTCCCTGAAGGTCTGCTCCCCGAAGGTCTGCTCCCTGAAGGTCTGCTCCCTGAAGGTTTGCTCCCCGACTAACAGCTTCTTCCAATGTTTTCTTAATAGTGTTATTTTCGGTTTCGTATTCGAATAATACTGAACCTGTAATCCAATGAGTTATAGAAATCTTGATCTTCATCTTACCTATAGTCCTTTCTTATTTAATTTTGGATTTTCAAAGATATTGCCAATAACTTCACAGGTCATCCCATCTCCATTATAATTCCATCCACTAAAACTCGCTTCCTGCTCGTTATATCTGACTTCTTCAACTCTATAATTATAAGCATTAGCATCTTGTTCCCAATCTCCATTTTTACAAATATCTTTTTCATAAATCTCTTTTCCGTTCTTGTCTTTAAGACCTGTGAATTGCATATAATCAGAAACTTCTTGGTCTGGAACAACCCAATCCGATTGAGCATCATTTATGTTCCAATAGAACATTTTTTTATCTATATTTCCCCAAGCTCTGAATTTAATTTCTCTTTTCATTCTACCTATAGTCCTTTCTTTTCCCTCTTATCAAAACTATCATGCATGATTACTCCTGTTTTATCATCAATTCTTATTTTACATTCACAATCTTCGGGGAAATTAGTTTTATGTTCCTTAATATCTCCGATTGGTAGTGTTTGAATTGTCCAACCTAATCCTTCTCTTTTTTTCATTGCCTATAGTCCTTTCTTTTAGCCATAAATAGCTTGCCATTCCTCACAGCGTCTACAAGAATTATAATTTCCACAAGGTTTGTCTATATAATGATCTTTAAAATAACACCCACAATTACAGACCTTATTTTTAAAGTCATTAAGTCTTCTATAAATTCCATATTTGTCTTTTCTTCTTTTATATTGAGTTTTCATACTACCTATAGTCAAGTCAGACTTGACTATAGTCCTTTCTTTTCACAAGATCTATAATTCCAAGCATCAACTAAAAGACATGCCATTCTTGCCCATAATTCGTATTCTGCGGGTTTATTGTTATTACAAAAGAATAATTCAACTTGTCCTGAACCCATAACATCACAACAAGGTAACCTTTTTACAAAATGTCCCATACTTCCATTAATATGTTTTTTGTCTACTCTATAATCAATTTTAGGTATGTTCCCACAAAAAGGACATTCCAAGAGTTCTTTAATTTTTTGTTTTATAATTTTATCTGCTTCAATCTTTTTCATATCTACCTATAGTCCTTTCTTTTTACTAGACTTTTCATATTAAGTATTTATTTAGAGATTAGGTTTTTAGTTTCTTTCTTAACCTCTTTTTTTATTAAATAT